TAATCTTTTTCCAATAATCATCTTCAATTTTGTGGGCATAAAAAGATTTAATATATTTTTCATCATATTGGTCATAGCAGTCTTGAATAAAAGTTGATGGCAAAGCTTCATCATCATCAACAAATATTATTTTTTCATAACCTTCTAATGCTAAATCTCTTGCAAGATAAAACCTTGAAAACTGTTTGTACTTGTTCTCATAGTTTTTTATAAATATGTTAGTGCCAAAGTCTTCTCCGTATTTATTAAAATATGCAATAAGTTTATTATCTTTATTTTCACAGTTATTAGATATATAGAAATCAAACTGTTTATTGGTTTGATTTTGAAGCCTTTGAATAATTTTAGGCATGTTATTAAGTCTAATATACGTACACATAATAAGTGCAGTCTTAGACTTTGGTTTTATTTGGTTTTCGTATAGGTATGTCATAGTGATAAAAGAAAGAGAGGGATAGCCTAAATAGACATATCCCTCCCTAAAGAATTACTTCTTTGGTGCTGCCTTCTTTGAAGCAGCCTTCTTTACAGGTGCCTTAGCAGCCTTAAGAGCCTTCTCTACTTCCTTAGCATCTGGCAATACGCCAAACGCCTTATCGTTAGGGTTAATTGCTCTGATTGCTACTGGTGCGATAGCAGCAACAAGTGCTGTCCATAGATCCTTTGGATCTGTTACGCCAGCCATGTAGAGTGCTAAACCTGATGCAAGTACTGAGCGACCATATGATGCTAGCATTCCCTTTAGTTGTTCTGTATTCATTTTATTCCTCCTAGGATATAACTCGTGTTAGTAATGTAAAGCCAATCCATAGACCAATAATTCCTGCGACTCCCGCAAAAACTGGTGGTGCTGGTACTGGCAATTTGAATGCTGCGAACACGACACCGCATCCAAAACCTGTTAGTGTTGATAAAATAATGTCTTTCATTGCTTCTCCTCAGTAGGTAGTAGTTGTTTTAATTCTTTATAAGCTTTAGATATTTGAGTCATGGCTGCGTAGTCTGGTCTTTCAACTGAAATAACATCACTGTATGTATCAAAATATTCTATATACGAATCTACATCATCGACAAACTTAGACAAACCACCTTGGACTTCTTCAATATATTCAAATGCCCAGTCTCTAGATTCGCTAATAAATTTAAGAAAGTTTTCTTTGTGAACGCTCTCATCTGTTTTTATATCTTTGTCATTTTGCAACTCAATTAATTTTTCTAATGTAAAATTATCAAAAACCAATTTAGCCATTATATTCTTTGCCTTAATAAACTTTTTCAAAAGAACTGAGTATGCAACTATAAAAGAAACTGATAAAGTTAGCAATGATATAAGTATGATATTTTCTATCATTTTAAAGCCTCTCTAGTAACCAAAACAATCGCTCCTTCTTTTTCCAACGCATCCTTTAATTGTACTACATACTGCAAGGCTGCGATCTTCTCATCGTGAACTAGCCCAGCAAAATGTTTCTCATCTAATTTTATAGTAAGAAAGTGCTCGTTGTCAATAATATTAACCCCAAATCCTTTAGGGGCTTGAATATTATGAAATGCTCTACGCATAGAGTCTGTATACATTATTTTCTCCCCCATTTAACTTTATTCCAACCACGCTCATGGAAGTAATAAAGAATTGTTTTTGTTAATACCTCAAAACTTGCAATTGCTCCTGCTGTAACTGGCTCTTTGGTTATAACCCATGAAATAACAAAAGTATCTGCTGTTCCAATTATGCGCCAGGTAATTGCTTTTAATGCTGATCTTTGTTTGGTTACATTCATATACCCATTTCCTTACGCTTTTGCGTAGCAGAAATAGCATGAATATCTGCACCTAAATCTACTTGCTCAATCTTGTATCCAACATCTCTGCCATATACAATGTTGGTAATGTTAGGTAGTCTTAGTACTAATGCACCGTCCATAAATTCATCCTTGGCAATATATTCTTTTACCTGATCAAACTTAAGTGGATCCCTTTCGCTTGTATTATAGGTATTACGAACTCCAAGAAGTACTTGATCAGTTCTTTGTCCAGCCTCTTTATAGAGGGCATGGTGACCCTCATGCCAAGGCTGGTATCTGCCTAACATAAGTGTTGTAGGTGCAGACCAATCATGCAGGCTAAACTTTTTAATTATATAATCTACTTCCTGTTCTATTGTATAGTCTGCAGGAATTCTTGCATTAAAATTATCTGGATCTTCCCACATTTTGTTAGTATCTTCAAACCTACCTTGCTTAATTCGGTCTACCCATACCAAAATATCTGGCTTACCAAATGCTGCACGAGTTAAACCTGTTGGACATACAAAGTCAACAATTACTGGAGCAACACCTTGCTTAGAAATAAGACGAGCCATTTCGCCCATGCGTCTTGCTTGTTCAATTCTATCTTCAGGTGTAAATCCTAAGTCAGAGTTCACTGTTGCACGAACTTCATCTGCGTTAAGATGAATAGCATTAATGCGTTCTTTAAGTGCCTTGGCCAATTCTGTTTTACCAGAACCTGGTAATCCAATTATTTGAATGATCATATTATTCTCTCTCATTTGTTAGAGTCTGCCAGGTATCAGCCCAGTCAGCCTTAGTCTTATGGTTATTAAACTCTCTAGAAGGTTTTCCATCTTCAAGATAAACACCACCCCAAACTCCCCACTCTTTTCCAGAAACACCGTTGGCAAAACATTTTGATACTAGGGGACATGACATACAAAATGCATCAACCATTAATCTATTTTCAACATCTTCTTCATACTTATCAAAAAATATGTTTGTATCTAAATCTTTACACGGAGCATCATCTTTCCATAAATGCTGCTTCACGGTTACATCCTATACTTGTTTGATATTTCCCAACCTTTGTCAGTAAGTTTGATATCTTTCTTTATGTACCACTGATCTGCGATACGAATACCATTAACGTCTGTTCTGCCAAGATTACTTCTCTTGAGTTCTAGAACATCCCAACCTACCCACTTCAAATTGCTATTCTTTGCAACAATTTTTTCCATTGTTGCCAAATCTTTTACCAACATCTTTACCCCTTAATACCTAAAAATTCCGACTTCAACATTATTTAATTCTGCAGTATCAACTAACTTTGATTGTGATTGATTTGCAGTGCTTAAAAATGCAAAGTAATTAATGTAGTTTATATTTTCTTCTACCCAAGATCCAGGCGCTTTGTAGAATTTAATCTTCTTGCCTCTTGCCTTCATCCCTCTTTCAGAAAGATTAGAAAACTCAGAAACCATAGAGTTAATCCTTGCTGGACCAACTGAATAGATTGTAAACTCTTTATCTTCTTCTTTCATTCCAGACAGGGCAACACTCATAGCACGAAGAAACACGTTGTAATCGTTAAAATCTTTCGTTCCCTGCACTGCCACTATCATTAAGTTTCCCGTCTTTTAAGTTATCCAATATGAATAACATTTTACTAATATCTTTATTTGACATTTGCTTAGTATCTAATGGCCTAGCAGTCTCGGGTATTGGATTACCTTGAACAGCATCTGCAATGTAGAATACATTATCAGATACCCAGTATGCCTTTTCATCAATTACTATTACTTTAATTGTATCCTTTTCTCTTCGCTTTGTCAACTGCGAAGATTTATCTTTATCAAAATCCTGAATCAACTGCTGAGAAAAAAACTTTTTCATAATCCTATGTAGGTCACTTTGCCTATACAAGGTTCTGCTAAATGCTTTATTTCTGCTTTTAGTTGTTATTCTAATTATAAACCAAGAAGCTATTACTGTCAAGCCAAAGGTTATGACATATAGCATTTTTACCCCTTTTTAAAACTAAACGAACTTCCAAGCCAAAATTTTTTTTCACGCTCTACAATGGATCTAGACCACGAAAACCCTGCATCTCCACCCCATGCATCCCACATAATACGACCATTAGATGGAAATTCTGGACCATCATAAAATCCTTTGCCCTTTTTATCTACTTCATGTCTAGAAAAAAAAGAGTACATTCGTTTAACAGTATCAAGAGACATTGCAGATCCATTAACAATATCTGTTGCTCTTCCCCAGCCCACAGGTGTTCCTGCTCCTGTTGCCTTACCATCTTCTTTCCACTTTAAAGCACGACGAGCAGCGGATTTCATACCAGAAGTTGGGGTGTATGTATCTGCCATTACCTATCAGCCTTCTTGTGCTTAACAAGATAGTCACCAATTATTGATTTGACTGTACCGTTTTTATTTAAACGAACAATCTTACCATTTTTAATTTGTGTGGCATTAAATGATCCTGATTTTTTCTTTGGCATTATTTTATAAAATCCTTTGGATCTAAAAGGCTACCATCCCAATTAGTTTTTGATTCAGTTGCGTCTGCTTTGTAGGTACCGCCACGGCGCTTATATTCTGCAACTACCCAAGCATTGGCTACTGCAGATGGATAAACATCAAACTTATCTTTTGCTGCACGTATGACTC